CTAAGGGACGCACTCGGAGAGAGACTCGCACTATCTGACGAACTCGGGCTGGCAGAGGCGCTGGGAGAAAGTGAGGGAGAGACACTCGCTGAGGGGGATTGGCTTGCGGAAGGAGATACGCTCGGGCTGGTTGATGACGACGGTGAGACTGAACTACTTGGACTCACGCTCGGCGAAGGAGACGAACTTGGTGATACGCTCGAACTGGGCGAGATACTAGGGCTGACAGACGACGAAGGAGACGCACTACTGGACGGGCTGATGCTTGGACTGACACTCGGGGAAGGTGAGACGGAAGCGCTCGGGCTGACGCTGGGAGAAGTTGAACTCGACGGTGACTGGCTCGCGCTGGGGCTGACGCTCGGACTCACCGACGCCGAGGGCGAAATTGAGGCGCTCGGAGAAAGAGACGGACTCGGGGAACTGGACGGTGAGAGACTGGGTGAAGGTGAGAGACTGGGACTTATGCTGCTACTGGGAGAGATCGACGCACTCGGAGAGAGGCTCGGAGAGGAGCTACTTGACGGCGAGACACTGGCAGAAGGTGAGACGCTCGCTGAAGGAGAACCCACGACAATAGATCCCCCGCCAAAATCATCGGCCTTTTCCGCTGAATCGCCTTCCAGTCGTAGCCCGATCTTACCTGTGCTGTAGGTTGCGTCAGTGCGTGTTCCAACTGAAACCCAGCTACCTCCCGATGCTTTGTAGTAGATCGTGATCGTGCTCCCGATCTTGGACATCCCAATCGAGTCACCACTTGCGAAAGACTGCGAGATGGTTCCGCCCAGCGCTGTGAGACTGCCGTTATCGACGCGATTGACGGTGATGGTTGAGGCCGAGACGGAGAAGTAGATAGCGTAGCCGTTTAGCGTGCTGGATGATGCCAGACCGCTGAGCGAAGTCCATAGCTGAAACGATCCGGTCCCACTGCCGATATCGAAGATCGTGGCATAGCATTCGTAGCTGGGACCAAAGCTCGTGTTCCAGTACGACGACATGGATGCGCCGCCTGCGCCAAATACGGCAACGTTAGAGACGACCTTGAGTCCGCCATCGGCCCCTTGATAGATGATGTCCGTCCAGTTCGACGACGGCGGTGGGCCTTCATTGGCCCGGTTGAAGTTGTCGAGGACGCTGGTTGTCGGGAACGTTGCGGGTGCGCTGGGAGAGGCTGACGACGAAGGGGAGAGAGATGCACTTGGACTAAGTGAAGGAGAGGTGGAATGACTGGGAGAGACACTGGGCGAAGTGGATGACGAAGGTGAGATGCTGCTGCTGGGAGAGACGCTTGAACTCGGACTCACTGAGGGTGAGGCTGAGCTGGAGGGCGAGAGACTTGGAGAAGGACTGAGACTTGGCGACGTGCTCGACGAAGGACTCACCGAGGGAGAAGGAGAGACACTTGCGCTCGGACTGAGCGACGCACTCGGACTCGACGTGTTGAAAGTGAGCGTGTCGGTGAGGATGAGGTTGGGATTGTTGGCGGTAGTGACTCCATCGGAGATCGCAAGGTCAGTCGCGGAGTCTGAGCCGATGCTGATGGAGCCATTGTGTGTGTTAGTCCCAGCGGGATCGCCATTCAACCCAACTTCGATGACGATGCGATCTCCAGCGACTGTGGTGTAATTCCCGGCAACGCTGGCTACAGTTGCGCTTCTCGTGGTCAGCGATGACGACGTTTGCTCAGTGCCGTCCTGACGCTTGGCGATAAGGGTCTTCTTCAGGGTTGAGCCGTTGAAGATGTAGACGCCCCAAGTGAAGAAGAGATTGTTGTTTGCTGCTGCTTCTGCCTCGCGCATCACGATGGAGATGTTCTGCCCACCCGTGATCGTCTGGCCTGCGTCAAGTGGGTGTGAGATGAACTGCGCGAGGATGATGTCGGCTTGGGTGGAGATTGCAGTGGAGCAACTCCGCGTCGTCATAGTGGAGGAGAGTTTGGTTGTCCCTGCGGCGAATCTCGCGAACTGCGTCGTGTCGGTCCAGCCTGCGTTGGGCGCGGGAGTGATCGGAGAGAAGGTGGTTGATTCGAGATAAAGTTTCGTAGCCATTTGGGAGCACAGGCTGACGTGGAGTCAAGTTGACTGAGACTGGAGTCTAGCACGGAGTGGTTGCGAGGAGAGAGGATTTGCGGTAGAGTGAGTTGACTACCCTCGTTGAAAGTGTAGTTCAAGCCGCAACTGGAGCCAGTCAGTCACTCGCAAGGTGGATTGATTGGCTCTGGTTGTTTGTAGACGACTAAGGTCCCGCTACCCAAGCCTCAGTCTGGTGATGTTCGTGATCGCATCGGCGAGGATCTCCGCCATAGCCGCAAGTCGAGAACAATTGCCAGCCGTGTGGTCCGTCGATACGCCATTCAGCGCAGCACGGTGGCGGCTCAACGGGCATCGGTCCCGCATCACGGACATAGCGGCGTTCTCGATATTGCTGCGTTCTTTGCGACATGCGCTGTTCCCAAGTCGTCATCACAAACTCTCTCACTAGGCGTATTCGACGTAGGAGTAAGACTGGACCACTTCCTGATCCACTACTCGCTTCCTTGGAAAGAACGCCATGACCACAGCGTCTCCATCGTCAGTGGAGCGGCCTAACCGCTTGCGAATGTCCTTCTTACTCTCAACTGTGATCTTTCCAGACGAAGTGTCTCGTCCACGCTTCGGCGCAGTAAGATCGCCAGTGAGAAGATCGCAGGGCGGGAGTGCGATGTCGGAGTCAAACGCAGGATCGAGTAGTTCGCGCATGTTCCACCATGCGGCTGAGCGACAGTTGGAGAATTCGAGTTCCTTGCCGCGATCCTTGAGCGAGGTGGACTCGGAGGCATTGAAGGCGATGATCTTACGTTGCGGAAGTTGCTCTCTGAGCCTGTCCACTGGACCACTCCCGATTCCGATCACGTCCACCATTGCGTAGGCATGAGTGTAGCGTTCCAAGATCCCCTTGACACGACCTACGATTGGCATCGTGTCAGCGATTGCGTAGCGATCCAGTTGCGTCACCGTATTCCCCTGTCGTCGCGCAATGACCGTCTTGTCGCCGAGATCAGATCGTGCGATGTCCACCCCGACACAAGTGAAGTCTTCTTCGAACGCGCGCGATTGCCATTCCCAGTTGGGCCAGAGGGAGCGTTCTGCGCCATCGACCCAGTTCCAGTGATCGTGTCTCAACTTGATCCGCTGCAACCACCTCTCATTCGCCGCCTCCACCCACGCGAGCGGAATCACACAATCCTCGGTGGATTCGCAGAAGTTCCCGAGGACGCGATTCTGAAACACGGCGGAATTCTCTCCCCACTGACGACGACGCTGCTCGACGAACTCAGGAGTCGCTCGACCTGCGGCGATACACTCGTCGATTGTCACATGCCGCACCCACCAGTCCTCCAGTCCCGGTTTGCGATTGTGGATCTCGAAGAAGCGACCTTGAGGATCGCCCGGCGTGGAGATGGCGAGCGCGATGATCTCCTTGCCGACTCCACCCATGAGCGCGCCTTCAGCCGCGTCCCAGCGGGAGGGTTCGATAGCTTTGGCTTCGTCGAAGATGTAGAGGAGATGATCGGCGTGGCCTCCCTCAGTGCCAGTCTCCTCAGATGAAGTGATCGACGAAGCCTTTCCAGTCTTCAGTCTCAGTGTCTCAGCCATGAGTTCGTATTGATTGAACTGAGGTCGTCCCACTTTTTCCCAGATCACTCGCGTGGACCACTTGCGCACCTCAGGCCAGAGGAAGTCGCTAAGCTGCCTGCTCACTGACGCTGTGGTGATGATCTTCCAGTCGGACTTGTCGGGGAGATCGTCGCGCGTGAGAGCGAACCAGAGGATTGCTATTGAAGCACAGGCCGTCTTCCCGAGCGTGTGTGGACCTCGTACAGCAATACGAGAGACATTCCCCCTGCGCTGCGTCACCATCGACATAAGGATCTCTTCTTGGTAGGAAGTTAAGCCCGCACCCTCCGGCCACTGGATACAGTCGCGAGCGAATCCGACTGGATTGTTCATGTAGAGGGATTTGAACAGATCCGAGGGCTGGTCGATGAGAACGTCGAGTTCCTTGTTGAGTTGGATTAGCGCCTCCACGGGCCAAGTGCGCCAGTCAGGGCCGAGTTGGATTTGCTTGCGGCGGCGAGGCATGGAGGTGAGTGTAGCACGAAGTAAAATTGCGCGGGGTCGGATTCGACAGCCGACTGCTCGTTTTACCACCTACGCTTCTAACGCCTGATGGCATTGTCTTTGGTAGTAACGGACTAGTACCGTAAGCCTCAACTACCGTACGAGGCGTGTCCTTCCACGCCGCCCGCGCAATGTTAATACTAAACCTTCACGCCAAACTGGAACAGCATTCGCACTAACTCAATCCAGTCCTTCTTCTTGTACTCCTTGGTGCCAACCTGAGAACTCCAGATGCGGTGAAAACAGGCACGCAATTCGGCGACGGTGGGTTTCTCTGTACGAGGTTGTTTGCGGCGTTCAGTTTGCTTGGTCATCGTTTCTCCTGTTCAAGCGTAGCGATGCGACGTTGGAGATCGCGAATGTAGGCATCCTGCTGTAGTCCGTCGCCGAGCCAGAGAACGAGGATTATCAATACGACTATCAGCAGCTCCACACGAGTTGCACGACCTAAGCCATCACTCTCGCGTTCACTCATTCGTCGGACTCCTTGATGCGTGGTCAGCTACGCGAATCTCCATCTCGTGCTCTACTACTTTCTGCAAAATCTTGTCGGCGTTCTCGGATATTTTCCGGCCAAGTTCGCTTAATGCTCGGTACGGAGTACGGCCAAATCCACTGTCGCAGGAATTTATCGGATTCTCCAGACTGGCAAGGTAATTCCCGTCTTCGTCACGTTCCTTGCTCACGTGCAGGACAATCGCAACTTTCCGATCCGATGCGCCCACCTGCTCCCGTTCTAACTTCTGACGGCGATACAGGGCTAGGTTCTGAGCTTGTACCTGTTCTCTACGGTGCTCGTCGCACAGTTTCTCTATGCGTCCGTCGCCATATTCGGAGATCGACGTTACCACGTTCTGACACCCTTCATGGTCACAGTGGCCCTCAAATCCTCCCGTTAAACTCTGTGTGTAGCCAACCAGTCCTTCCTTCACTTCCCTCTCTCCTTCCGCGTGCCATTTGTCGGCGTCGTCTTGCTCAGTCGCGCCACCACCTGATACACGTGTTCACCTGTCCTCGCTGCAATCAGCTTCAGCCGCTTGTGCGTGGCGTCATCGACCTTGATCGTCTTCGTCGGAATCGTCATCAGTGGAAGTGTAGTAGATTCCACTGGACAAGTCAAGAGGGATTTGCTAGAGTGTCATACATGGCTGGCCTTCACCAAAGGGCCGATGCGCCAGAATGGGAAGGGAAGGCGATTTGATCACGCTAACCTGAAACCTGTACGTGCTCTTGGTGTTCAGGTGTTCCGCTTTCGCGAGCCGTTTCACCTAGCTCGTTATCTGGTAAGGACGAGCGGGTCAGCCTATACAGGATTCGTACCGAGTTAGGAATATGAATGACATCAAACTACTACTTATCTGGCCACTGATCGTCGTCATCGAAGACTGCTTCGTGCCTGAGTCAGCACGGCACCTCCTCCCTGCTGTAGCCGCACTCGACGACGAATCAGCGAGAGTGACGGTGAAGTTGTGGGCGATGGATGCGCGAGACCAGCTAACGGAGATGCGCAATTGAGTCAAAGGGCAGGTGTAGAACAAACCAGAGAGCAACGATTGCGAGATTCGACGATGAAGTGCGCCAACTGCAACCAGTCGATTCTAGTGGGGCTAAATTACCCGATTGGGGTTCCTCTGCCACGAATTCTGGAGCTGTACTGCAAGTTTTGTAGGGTGATTACCCTGCATTGCAATCCGGTATTCGACCAGATCGAGGAACCGACATGAAACCCAGCCCTAAAATCGGCGTCTTCCGCAAGGTTGATCAACCACGCATGATGAGCGTAGCGGAATTGATTGCTGCACAGCGCTGGCACGACGAGCACAAGGATGATCCTGAGCATTTGTGCGACTTCTGTCCGGTGAAGATCGTGTTCGAGGCAGACGACGACACCAACCAACCCCGTTGAACCTTTTTGCCGGGAGAAATTGTGAGAGATTGAGCAGTTAGATAACGATAAGCAGCGTGAAGGAGAGAGGACGATGATTAAACAACCGAAGGTCGGGGGAATGTGCTTATGGAATGTGGAGATTGAATACGATGGCTGGACTCGCATTGAGTCGAAAACCCTGACCATCGCCACGAGGCGCAAGTTGTTGACTGACGCGCAGAAGAAAGCGCAGAAACATTTAAGAGCATTCCGCTACGACTATCCCAAGGCGAAGATCGTGGGCATTGGGTATTACGGAATCGTTCACGAGTAGTGAAGACTAGGTTGAATTCTCCCTTTTTGCAAAATTCCAATTGGAAAAATTTGATCGCGCATCTCGACCACTGCTCTCGGCTTCACGGATTCGATCATCAACCTCCCGCCTACCGGGGTCTGCGCAATCTCATGCGCAACTGAGAGTAGGGGGAGTGCGGCTGAGCGTGGAGTCGATCATCGTCATCGTGAGTTGTCGTCGTTGAATTAGACCATCATACGGCATGAGAACTCTCAGTAGTGAGTGCGCAACTGCGTATGCGCGCAAGTGTGAGTAGTTGTAGTTGTGATGACGAAGTATGACACAATGACGCAGTACGACGACATGGACCAGTGACGGCCTGTCTCAGTGATGATTGGTGATATTGATGAGCTAAGACCGCAGCACGAGTATGAAGAAGACAACTACAACCACAAGGGCTAGTATTAAAGGTACGACTATCGCACTCCAAGGTGTATCTCGAAGCACTGAGGCGAGATCCGGCTCCTCGTTGTGGTCCATTAGTCGTGGTCCTCTTTTTGCGAATCAGAGGACGAGGGAGGAAAATGCACCGGTTGAGCACTCTCACTTCTACCCTGTACGGTCTCAGTATCGATGAACTGCGTCATTGCACTGGGGAGTTGTCGCAGTCGATCCACGTCAACCTTACCCATCTTCTCCTGAATCTGTTCTCGTAGATCGTCAATGTCGATGGTGAGTTTATCCTTGAATTTGGGTCTGTGTGCTTTCAGGTAGAAGATCGTTGAGAGTGTGTCGCCTTTAATGGCCTTCTTGAACAGGCTTGTTTCAGCCTTGTCGTAGCAATCTTCCTTAGACTCCTCAAGTGCCTGTGCAAATTCAGGATCGCTCTCTATCCACCTGTACGCAGTCTTACGATTGATGCGTGCTACCTGTGCGGCGTGGTAGATCGATCCTTCCTCACGATAGGCTGAGATGAATGTGCGCTTTCTTTCTACTGTGGCATTGTCCCCTGAGAAGGAGTAGTCGAGGATGTCGATAAACTCTTGTGGG